TAACAAGGAAAAACACAAAAGAAATAATTCCTGCGACCACAAATGTATTCATTTAATGTAAATGACTACATTCTTATTTATATTTTTACGCAAACTTACAAATTTTTACGTTTTTTTGCATAACTTTATGGAGGGTAATTATACTAAAACCTCAATATCATCCAATAAAAAGTCCGGCTCCAATTTCATTTCAGCAAAATCTATATTATGAACGTCTAAACTATCCAAATTAACATCTTGGTCAAAGATTTTAAGTTTAACATTTGCATCTTCACCATCACTATCATCATTTTCTTCTATTTTTCTTTGTGCATTTCGCATCGCACTAATTTCCTCTAATCTATCTACCGTTTTTGGCGCCTCAATTACATGCTCATTATTATTTTCATCTCTTGCAAAATCTACATCATTAAATGACAACTTGGACGATGTATTTGATTCACTTGAAAGATCCGGGAATGCCAATTGAGCTTCTAATTTATTTTGTTCTAAAATAGCAGTAATAGGATCAGACTCTAATTGACGTGGCCCATTAGAACTTTCATTTTCATCCTTTTTACTTTTCTTTGTCTCGGAAATAATTTGAGGAGGACCCTCAGATTTATCATTGGACTTATTTGGGTCTTCAATTTCTTGCTCGCGAATTTCCTCAACAACATGTTCCTCAATTGTTTCATCCATGTAGGCTTGTAAAATGGCTTCAACCGGGATACTATCTCTTACTGTATTCAAGATGCATTCTTGCACAATAGTTTCCAATTCACGATGAAGTTTTTGTGTCTGCAAAGGCGGAACATTTATTTCAAATAGATACACATTTTTATAGATTTTTCTTGCAACATTAATGTAAATTTTGTGAATAAAATCGTCCAATTTTGGAATGGTAATATCTATCTTCTTTTGCTTCTGTCCAACTCTAATAGCAGACAGTAATTTCAACTGAATTATATGAACACATGTGACTAAATCTTCTAAATATCCACAACCACTTTTTTCAACAATTCGTCTTCTCTCCAATTCTATAATATTTGAATTCCATTTTGGAATTCTCGTAATAAAATTTTGAAACGTCATCAAATATTTATCCATTTCATTATTTTCTCTGCATAACCTGGTAGCTTCTTCAAAAATAGATCGCAACCCGTCTGTAATATGAGGGGTTAAAATTGTTAATAACCTGGAACCCCATTCATTTTTTGATTCATGCAAACTAGAAACATTAAAATCATCCATTTTACATAAATGAAATATTTTCTAAACTATCATCTAAACTCAAAAACACAAAGTTTAAAATAAACATTATGAATATTTTTTCGTTTCTAAACTCTTTGCGAATTTTATTAAATGCAAATAATAATTCATGTCGTTTATTTTCAGTTAGACCCGGTATTTTCAAGTTACTTGGTTTTTCCAATAATTGAATTAAATCTAATCCACTATACCCCTTTTCATATAATTTTGTTGATAAAAGTATTAGTTCTTCGTGTTTTACAGGATTTGGATTAGTTGCATTCACTATTTTTTGTAATTCTTTTTTTAGCCAATCTGCCCTTAATGTCTTAACATCTTTCATTTTAAATGTTTCTCCCAGATTAAACTTGTAAAGATTGATAATATTGCCATTGTGACTTGGTTCAGGAACATAGATTTCACAAAATCTTGACAATATTGGTTTCAATAATTTATATTTATCCTCTACAATAATGAAAAAACGTGTAGTATGACTAAACAGCTCAATGCATCTACGCAGTGCAGATTGAGCGTCTATTGTTAGTTTATCCGCATTTAATAATACAATACTTTTAAAAATATCACCACCATTTGAATTAATGTGTGTTTTGGCAAAAAATTTTAATTCTTCGCGAATAAATTTTATACCCTTACCATGCGCACAATTTACATACATGACAAATGATTTTATGCGCTCTTTATCATTGTTATAAATAATATTTATAAACTCATTTACAATTGTTCTTTTTCCGCAACCAGATTGTCCGTGAAATATAATATTTGGTGTTTTATGCATAGCATGAAAGTATTTTAATTTTTCTATTATGGGTTGATGTATATTTAAAGACATTTTTGATGCGACTATTATTATAGCGCTGTTATTTTTTATATGATATTAAACGTAAAATATATTATACTCATATTTTGTTTTTTTCATTTTTTCATTTTTTCATTTTTTCATTTTTTCGTTTTTTACATTTTTACATTTTTTCGTTTTTTACATTTTTACATTTTTACATTTTTACATTTTTACATTTTTACATTTTTACATTTTTACATTTTTACATTTTTACATTTTTTATTTTGTTTTTGGAGCGAGCCGGAGCGATAGCGAAGGTGAGCGATAGCGAGCCGGAGCGATAGCGAAGGTGAGCGATAGCGAGCCGGAGCGATAGCGAAGGTGAGCGACTGGAATCCTCTACGAAGTGAGAACGTTAGTGAAGGATTCCGTTTTATTTTGTTTCGTTTTATTTTGTTTCGTTTTATTTTGTTTTTTGAACCATTTTTTATCCGTTCTTGGAATATCACGACCAATTTCAGCTATTTCCTCATCTGTTAATGGGTCATTTTCGCAACCATATGCTTCATATTCAAACTCATTTTCTGTAAATGCTGTATTCAAGTTTTTATTTTTCCACACATTTGTAATAATATAAAACAAATATTTTGAATAAAATTTACAAAACCCTTCGCGTTTTACTTGATGCACGTGGGTCAATTCATGTTTGAGCAGAGACGGGTTTGCCTCCTCCTCTTTATTGGATATAAGGATAAATGGATATAATACTAGACCATCTATACCCAAATATCTTGTAATAGTTGATGCGTAAATAATCCACTCTGGTTTAGTCATTTTGTATTTGTATTTGAATTTGGATTTATGATTGTTTTTGATAGTTTATTAGTTATTTAAAATAAATAATAAAATAAATCAATTTTTTTTACATTTTTCTAGGGTTTCTTAATTTTCTTGTTTTTTGTTTTTTATTTTTTCTAGAATTTTTTCTGGTTTTCTTATATTTTTTCTTGCCACCTGACAAAGCTGCATTGAAATATTTACTTTTGCCTTTTAATGCAGTTTCAAATGCAGGTGCGTCGTCATCAATAACTGCAGAAATAATTTGTTGAAGCACGGCATTACTAATTCTGAGCCAACATGTTGTTGGCGCTGATATCTGACCAGCAAGCCCAACTCCGGTTGATCCTCTGGATAATACCTTTGAACAACTTATACCAAATATTTGTTCAATAAACCCAGAGCAATTTGTAGATTTAATATACCTATTCTCATTCACTCTTGTTCTCGGTGGTTCGGTGCTTTTACTTATGAAACCTGGTGTGTATTTAATTCCTAACGCAGCTCCTGTTGCTGCTCCTGTTGCTGCTGCTGCTGCTGCTGTTGTTGTCATATCTTGGCCTAAAAGTGGTGCGGCTACTGCTCCAATCGCGGCAGATGGAAGTGCAACCGCAATAGCTGCAATTGCCGGATTACGAAGATGTATTGGATCAATTGGCAAATAATTATAATAACAACTATTAATTCTTGAATACGCCAAATCCGATGGAGTTGCTTGAAATTCGGGATCCCATTGTGTAGCGTATATAGTTGATGAACCTGTATTTTTTATACGAGTAAGTGAAAAATCTGGAGTTGCTGTAATCTGAAACATATCTTTAAAATAATCGTCTAATTTGTCTATCATATCTGTAGTTACAAATCCTATATCAATAATTTGGTAATTTTGCACTGCAATCCTAGCAAGGTGTTTGCCTTTTTTTTGTTGCACTGCATATAATATAGAATTAACGTAATTTTCTGGAGACGATATTTTTGCATCCAACTTTGTTCTAAAATGGGAAAGATCTTGATCGTCCTGAGCCCAATTTGATAATCCAATTGAATATAACTGTCTTTTATATACTATTATTGCCGCAGTATGTGAAGCACTTTTGGTTGATGAATTAAACAAATTAATCGCTATATAAAATGGACGGTCTGATAATATTTGTGGGGGATTTGCGACTTCACAAGCACTTCTAATATCAGTGTTGCATTTTACTTGAAGTTTTTGACTAGGATTCTGAGGATCATCTGGTCTGTTTGCAAGTGGCAATAGTAAATCTAATGGGTTTTGATCATTAGCATCGACAAATTTGGTATATATTTCTAAAGCACTCGGAACATCCATGTTGGCGCAGGCTATCGGTTGTTTAGCTAACTTTGCTTCTCCTTTTTTGCATCCAAAATTTGTTGTGTTTAACGAGTTAGCTATGTGACGCATTATTAGGGGTGTTGCAGGGTTTGTGCCGGGTTTCACAAATAGCGCAGAATTTAATATTTCCGCTGGTATTTCAAAAAGTGTTCTAAATTGTATCGGGGCAACCAGTTTTAACGCATTACGAACATCATTTTTGGTTTCTATTAAATTTAATAGTTTTTCATCTCCATGAGGGTGTGCAATGGGGTCTTTAACATAGTCCCTATATTCATCAATCATTTGTTGTGCATCGCTAGGTTCTCTACATTTTTGCAACATGTCTTTTGTATATGTTGCTTGACTAGTTCTGGTTGGTTTAACACATGATATTATTAGGTTTCTAAACAAAGAAAACCCTGAAGTATCAGTTAAATTAATAGGAGGACAATACGTTTCGGGTAAAGCAGGATTGGGATTTGGATATTTATATATTATGGGTGGTGCTGCTGCTGCTGCTATTGCTGCTGCTGTTGCGACTACTCTAGAGTTTGCATTAGTTGCGCTATTTCTATTCATAATTTACTGTATATATATTATTGATAAAATATATATTTTAATATATATTCTTAAAGACTATTCTATTCATAATATTTTTTTAAAAAATAATAAAATAATTCATACGACATGTTTGGTAATAATTTTGATGAATGTATTGTTGCAGAACAGCCACCTGACTCCAAAATAGAAACATCAAACCGAATAATATTATTATCCAACGAATAAAACATAATCTTTTCAAGTTCCTTAATATTTTCATTTTTAACGTGCAAATGCAAAGAAATTTTTGACGACGGTATTCCAAAATGCATACAATTATCAACAATATATTTATAATCTATAAAATTTAATGAACCACATGTATCGGATAAGCAAAACTCGTCAATAACTGGCAAATCTTTGTAATAATTTAATATTTCATGCACAATAAAATCTTTATCTATTTTACCCTCCATAGGACATTCATTTATACACGAAATATACAGTTTTGTTTTGAATTCATCAGAAGTAGCGTCTAAAGTAGCGTCTAATATTCCAACCATTTTATTCAATTCTACTCGGGTTTCTTTAAGGGTTTTATTTACGTTTTTCTTTTGAAAACTATTTGATACCGACGTTAAAAAGGAAAAATTTTTTACTCCATGTTGCATTCCAATATTAAACCCTTTTTCATTTGGAACAACTATATAATTATTTAATTCAAATGTTTTATTGTTTCCTATCATTGATTCAACCCTTGTCTTAAAATTATTTGCATGTTTGTGCATTTTTAAAGAATTGGCCATAGCGGGCATAATTTTCGGATTCACAATAGCTCCTATTTCTATATTTTTTGTTCCAAGATTAATGATTTTGTGAAATATATCTATTTTGTCATTCATGGAAAATGACTCTTGTCGTTCTTTGGATAAACCTTGCAATCCATCGCGCAATGAAACATCAAATAAAATCGGGATTATAAGTTGCTTCAGATTATTTGAAAATTTTATTTTAATACCTTGTTTTGGAATTCTTGATATGTTAGATAACATGTTATATAATATTATGTTATCACGCGTTTAAGTAAATTATTGCTATATTTTATACAGCCGATGTTAAACTATGAGTATAAGGATTCTCCTTGAATGCATTCAAAATGTCAGGACTAATGCGGTCGCATCCAATGCATTGGTTGTAATATTGAGGTGCTCGGATTTTACCATATGTTTCTTTTGACATTGGCATTTGCTGCATATTTGTTGGCACCCACATTCTCGTGTTATCTCTATCAGTGTCAATTCTTGCAATATTCACGTTCATTTGCTGATTATAAATATTTGCATTTCCGTGATTTGTTCTGCTAACTACCGATTTTTCCTTAGACTCATTGTTATGTTGAGCATAAGCGGCTGCATAACTCATATCACCCCATCCAGTCGCGGAACCACCAGCATCTCCCATATAACTGCAATTTGTAGTATCACGTTGATTTGTAATTGGTGTTTGCTCATTAGTTTGGTAACCCCCACCCTCAATCTGTCGGCCAATGAAGGAATTTGGAGTGTATAATGTAGTTTCTTTAATGGTAGTAGATGTCACATCATTAGGATTCAACACATAACCATCAGGAACCATGCCTCTTGCATCTCCATAAACCCGATAATTATTTGAATACTCTTCTCTCCTTGTGGGATTAAATGCATCCATAATAGGAGCAATAACGGCTCCAATTGCGCGGCCAAATCCGCTTCTCAAGGTGTCTGGCTGTCTTAGTGTAGAACGGTTATTTGAGTAATTTGTATGACTTCGCAGTGTATTATCTTTATCTGTATGGTCACCTCTGTTCATTGCGCTAGATGGTCCAACATCACACACAGGAAGTTGCATTCGCTTAGATTCTTCGTAAGCACCAGGAACATAATTTGCAACACGGTCGGCTGGTCCCGCCACACCCGCATAAGATTGTGTTGTTGATGCACGCGTAGTTGAATGCACTTCTTCAATCGGTCTAAGCATCTGTCCTTTTTCCTGACCAGTTGTGGTTAGCCAACGGTCCTGCGTTTGAATAAAAAACTTGTCTGGGTTGTATTTCTCAACTTTTCCTATAATACCCACATTTTGAACGTGCGAATAAGACGGGCCTTGATGGTTCTCCAATGTATATTCCATTTTTGGATTCGTTGCCACGCGCATTTCATCTACTGTTTTTGGCAACCACGCATCGCGCGCCTCCATCCCAGAGTTGTAACCACCACTTCCACTAGCAGAATATCCTTGACCTAAACCAGGCCCGACATACTCGGATTCAAATGGCTTCACATTGCTACTTTTCATCCCAGGATTTACGCGAGATTGATAAAAATCGCTGTTATTTGGTGCGCCATTTGCCCATTGCATGTTATCTTGGGGTTTAAACAATGGGGCTTGCTCTATTTTCTTAATAACTTGAGAACCACTTCCAATCATATTGTCTAAAATTGTTTCAGCAATATTGTTATCATATACTTGGCCTTTAATTTTACCGCCGTAAAAAGGGATCATATTATTATGCTTAAAGTCGGTTTTTGCCATATAGTCGCCTGTTAATGAATGCACTTGTTGAATATTATTTCCGACTTTAACACCACTATTCTGTTTTTTTTCATACAAATTCTGGTCAAAATATTTGTCACTTGCAACATTTGGATTTACATATTTTTGCACGGTATCTGTTAATTCACTAACATTTGACACTGGATAATTTTGAGGTGGCGTATTTGTATTTGGTAAATAATTACGGGTTGCTCCCATGCTTGTAAAATTTTCTATTCTATTTTCATTTCTGTGTCTTGATGATTTTTTATGTTCTTTGCCTTGATTTGAAGCAACATATAAACCTCCTAATGCTAAAATTGGGATTGCTAACTCCATTAATTATTATATATATAAAGTATTATATTTTTTCAATACAATACTTATTTATTTGTTTGTTTTTTTCGTGATTTAATTATTACCTACACGTTCGCATGAATTATCATGAGTGCATATTCCTTGACCCGGAGTATATGATAATGATTTCTTTCCTTGATTTACTGGCAGAGGAAAAACGCTTTCATTTTGCGCATCTGTAAAACAATGAATTTTTGCAACAAAGTTATCTTTTTCTATAATTCGCGTGCTTAAATTATTTTGAAAAGACATGCACGTATTTTCTTGAGGATTCAAAGGTAGAGTGTACCAATCTACTTGTTCTAAATCGCGGGCGGTCCATGCTGGCATAATTGTTCTAGACTCTTCAGTATAAAGAGATGAATTTGTAGGATATTGAATCGGTTGCGAAGGAACATTGAATTTCGTATATTCATCTTTTCCTAAACAATCTTTACTTGCTCGCCTATTAACACCACGCAATTCACTTTCTAAATCAACACAATTTGTCATTAAATTACCACCCCAGGTTTGAATTCTAATTTGAGGGTCCGCCATATATGCTGGTTTATCACCATTCCCAGGCACATTTAATATCCATCTACCAACATCGGTTGATTGTTGTAATTGTTTTGCAACTCTACAAGGGTCGTCATGAAATCTAGTAAAAGACATAATATTATTAATAGATAAGATTTTATTTATATCGTAAAAAATAAAACAATTAACCCTTGAAATAAATAAAAACATAAAATAAAAACATAAAATAAAAACATAAAATAAAAAAATAAAATAAAACTTAAACCCAAAACGCTATTATTTCTATGGAATTGATCATAACTGAAAAAAAGGCACTACCGACTTTATGTTTAAACATGATTGTTAAAAACGAGAGTAAAATTATTACACGATTACTTGATTCTGTTTGCACGATTATTGACACTTATTGCATTTGTGATACTGGCTCTACCGATAATACAATTGAATTAATTACTACATATTTTGAAAAAAAAAATATTCATGGCAAAATTATTTCAGAACCATTTAAAAATTTTTCTCACAATAGAAATGTGTCTTTGCAAAATTGCGCAGGAATGTCTGATTATATCTTATTTTTAGATGCAGATATGATGTTGGAAATAAAACAATTCAATAAGGAGTTGCTACTTAAAGCCGATTCTTTTTCTATTTTGCAAGGAAATGATGATTTTTTCTATTATAACATGAGAATTATTAGAAATAACATGTTATATAGTTACTCTGGTGTCACGCACGAATACATTAATACACCTTCAAATAATATTAATGTTAATTTGCAGAAGGATATTTTATTTATTAATGATGTTGGAGATGGAGGATCTAAAGATAATAAATTTGACAGAGATGTTGCATTATTGACAAAAGGTATTGAAGAAGAACCCAAAAATGACCGATATCATTTTTATTTGGCTAACAGCTATTTTGATTCTGGAAAAAATAATGAAGCCGCTATTACTTACTATAAAAAACGCGTTCAATTAGGCGGCTGGTTTCAGGAAATATGGTATAGTTTTTATCGTATCGGATTACTTTATAAAAGAATGGAAAAAATGGGCGATGCCATTTTTTATTGGCTTGCCGCATATGAATGTTTTCCAGATAGGATTGAAAACTTGTATGAAATTATGCAGTATTATAGAATTATTGGTCAATGCAAAACAGCATTGGTTTTTTATAATTTAGCTAGAAATATTCTAGATAAAAAATTAAATTGGTCGGATTATTTATTTTTGCAAAATGACGTATATAAATATAAACTTGAATATGAATATTCTATTATTGCATCTTATGTTGGGGTTCGCAACATAAATAATCAAGTTGTCACTATATTGAACAAATCAAATGATGGTAATATTGTTAATAATTTATTGTCAAATATCAAATTTTATAAGGATATTTTGGTCCCTTTAAAGAAAATTAATATGAATAACAAATCATTACATCGCATAAATGATAAATACATTGAATTTAATTCATCATCTAGTTGCATTATTCCTAATAAAAATAATAATAATAATAATAAACCTGATGGTTACTTAATGAATATGCGCCTTGTTAATTATGTTATTGACGGCAATGGATATTATCACAATTGCGACCAACATATAATTTCCATAAACAAGTATTTTGAAATGGATAACAATTTTGCCGTTGTAAAAGAGAAATTGATTGATATTGAATATGTTGATCGGCGATATATTGGCATAGAAGATGTGCGCATTTTTATGACAACTGACGATAAATTACAATTTATTGGAACGGGATTTCACAAAAATAATAAAATTGGCATCGTTGTGGGAAAATATGAACCTTTTGGAGCGAGCCGGAGCAATAGCGAAGGTGAGCGACTGGAATCCGTAACGTTAGTGAAGGATTCTGAAGAAAATAATGTTTTAGTTCCAAATGAAATTAATCCATCATTTACAGTTTCTGATTGTGAAAAAAATTGGGTATATGTAAATGTAAATAATGGAGCGAGCCGGAGCGATAGCGAAGGTGAGCGACTAGAATCCGTAACGTTAGTGAAGGATTCTGAACTATGTGTTGTCTATAATTGGTTCCCTCTTAAATTGTGCAAGATTGATGAAGCCGTTGGGAAATTGAATATTGTTAAAACAATAGAGATGCCTGCTTTTTTTAAACATGTAAGAGGTTCTACCAATGGATTTAAGTATAAAGAAGAAATATGGTTTGTTGGACATGTAGTTTCATACGAACAACCAAGACACTATTATCACATGTTTTCAGTTTTTGATGAAAATATGAAATTATTGAGGTATTCTGCTCCTTTTAAATTTGACGAACATTGTATTGAATATTGTTTGGGTTTAATAGTTGAGGCAGACCGCGTTATTTGCACTTACAGCACGTGGGATAGAACTACCGACATTGCTGTATATGATAAAAAATATATTGACACGTTGATTGCATATAGTGCAGATTAATAATTTTAAAGTATCGTTGAATTATGATCGCAGTTATAAAGTGGAGCGATAGTGGAGCGATAGTGGAGCGATAGCAAAAGTGAGCGACTGGAATCCTCTACGAAGTGAGAACGTTAGTGAAGGATTCCGAAGGATTCTGATTTAATGCCAAGTATATGGCCCGATTCCTTGAACATTTATAGATATCTTATCGGGTTCAACAATAATTTCATCTTTTGTTCCATAGACAGTCCAATAACAACTGCCATTTTTGCCATACACTTGAAATTGATTGTTTTCAATCTCAGAAGTTTCATATATATTGGGTTCGGTTCTCTCTTTTGAATAAATTGGTGTTACCTGAACACTTAAATTAATTGCAAGTTGTGCAAGATAATCGGGTAATACAATTGTTGTGGATTCATTATTATCAATTGTTGCTTTTCCTCTGTAATATACACCTACTTCTGGTCCTTCTAAACAAGCATGAATCAAGTATTTTGATTCGTCTAATGGATGGTCTATAATAAATGACTTGAGGAATGGTCCTGGTGGTCCAGTGGGACCAGTGGGTCCGCCTCCAGTGGGACCAACTGGACCAGTGGGACCAGTGGGTCCTGTATAACCAGTGGGTCCTGTAGGTCCCGTAGGTCCCGTTGGACCAGTTGGTCCTGTATAACCAGTATGTCCGGTATAACCAGTTGATCCAGTTACGTCGCTTTGATTTCCGAATGGACCCAATGTGCCTATTGGGCCTGTAATACCGATTTTACCTGTAGGACCAGTGCAATCTCTTCCAGTTGGACCCATTGGTCCTTTTGAGCCAGTTAAACCAACCTGTCCTCTAAGTCCTGTTGGACCAGTTAGTCCGTCAGGTCCATGTGGTCCAACAATTTTTGAATTACAACATTTTTTTCCAAAATAGCTTAAAAATGGGCTTGTCATATAATTATATATTATATCAATATACTTTTAATATACTTTTTGTGTTCTTTTGTGTTCTTTTGTGTTCTTTTGTGTTCTTTTGTGTTCTTTTCTAAAATTTTTATTTTAATACCATTTATAAGGGCCATTACCATTTACTACAATAGAATTTTTGTAAGGTTCTACTAAAATTTCATTTTTCATTCCATATACATACCAGTAAAAACTTCCATTTTTTCCATAAACTGTAAAACTGTTATTTTCAATTTCAGAAACTTCAAAAAAATTTGGTTTGCTTCTTTCTTTGGAATAAATGGATGTGATTTGTATGGTAAAATTGGTTGCCAATGGTGCAACATAATCTGGTAACCGAATTGTAACAGATTCGTTATTTTCAATAGTAGTTTTTCCACGATAATATACCCCAGCTTCAGGTCCTTCTAAACAAGCATGAATCAGATATTTTGATGCGTCTAATGGATGATTTACAATGAATGTTTTGGAACCAGTTGGCCCCATTGGCCCTGTTTGTGTTCCAATTGGCCCTGTTGGTCCTGTTGGGCCAGTGCTCCCTGTTGGCCCGGTTGGTCCTGTTGGACCAGTGCTCCCTGTTGGCCCGGTTGGTCCTGTTGGACCAGTGCTCCCTGTTGGCCCGGTTGGGCCCGTGTAACCCGTGGCCCCAGTTGGACCCGTATTTCCAGTTGGCCCTGTAGGGCCTTGGGGTCCTTGGGGACCGACAGATCCCAAACAGCTTCTTCCTGTAGGTCCAGTTGGACCCGTATAACCTACAAATCCTTGTATGCCTCTCGGGCCCGGGACACCTTGTGTGCCTATTGGACCCAAAGGCCCTGGGCCACGCAAATCACAACATCTTCGCGCGCCTAAATAATTGGAATAACTATTTGTAAAATTTGACATTATTATATTACAATACGATAATATAATAAAATAGATTGAATTTACACAAATTTAATATTGAAGCATCCAAAGACCGGTTCCTGTTCCTGCATAACTAAATCCCATATTATTAGGAATACTAGCATTTGCCATATAAATAAAACACACAGATTCTCCTTGAGATATTGTAACCTGAACTTGTATATGATTGAAGCATTTATAATAAACGGATATTTTTAATTACCCGACCATGTGCCTCCAAAATTAGGGAAAGGCACACCGACTGGTACGTAAAAATTTAAGGCGGGGTTCCAGTTTATAAGCATATTATATCCTTGGTAAGGAGTTGCACAAAAAATATTAGTCCATTGCCCGTTCCCGATTTTAAGAACTCGCCCATTTTGGAGAGAAAACCAATTAGAAGTAGGACCATTGAATGCCCATTGTGACCCGACGCCTTGATAATTAAAATATATAAGAGACCCGTAGTCAAAGTAAAATATATATGATGCCCAAGGTATCGTTGAAATCAAAACACCGTCATTGTAATACGCAACAGCATCTACCGAATATATTACTCCTGGCGCTTTCCAATAAAAATTAGTTAATGGACTGGGAAGGGGTGTGCCGTAAGCAATAGGAATACAACTTTGAGTAAGGCGGAAAAAATAATACATTGAAAAATTATATACATTACTACCTGCCCCAACATAGAAATCTGTCCCGTCATTTTTAATCAAATCAAATCCAGGTATTAGAGAAGAAAGAGTTCCCATTCCACCGTCAAATGGATAAATCGTGCTAGTGCTATACCCCGAAATTTGAAAAGTTATACAATACGGACTATAAGTTGTCCCGCCATAAAGCATATTACTAAATGCTCCCGTAGCACATACAACCCCCCCCAAATAGTTTAAATTATTAACAGAATCATCAAACCCGTTTCCATTTGATGCGTTTAACGCATAAAGATTATTACCAGCGGAATAATACACCGCAAAGTATGAGCACAGTGTTATATAAGTGGAGTCCGCTGTAAAATCACCTCCAAAATATATGTTATTACCACCGTCGCTTGTAATCGCATTAACGGAATTATTAAACCCAGCAGTTCCTGAACCATTAAAGAATATCTCTGCGGGTGTGACCACTGCGATAGTAGGTGATGGTATATAACATATATAATTAAATACCGACCCCGCAGGGGCAGGAACGATACAATTAAAAAACTGCCCTCCAATGTATAGGAAACCAGTGGAATTTTCGTAAAAAAGAGCATTTATAGGTCCGTCTAATTGAGTAATCAAAAACCAGTTGTTAGTTCCTGTATCAAACATATACACCTCACCATTGATTGTTCCCAACCATTGTCCATTTCCAATGGAAAGGTGAGAACAATTTATATAACCACTTGATATATTTTGTGGTTGAACTACGAATGTATCAATAAGGGGGACTGGGTCTGTTGCCCGTAATAATACTTGATGGTCTGTTCCGTAAGCAGTGACTGGGGTTGGTGTATTACTAACCGCTGTAATATTTGCTTGTGGTATAAATACTAATCCTGCCTGTTGGGTGGTCATCGTAGTTATATTATTTATTGAATTAGTATTCATATTTATACTCGTATTCGCAATATTTGCAACGGTGAGGACAGCAGCGAGGTTTGGTGTGGTTGCAGGGGCAAAAGGAATACTATTAAGACTTAAAGAAGACGCCTCAAAATTAATATCAGCAAGACTGGGCGGTGCTATATTGCTGTTAAAACAACGAATAGTCCCCAGTGTAGAACTTGCTTTCATTGAGAGTTTTGTGTTGTTTCCCGATACTGGAACATCGTTGTTTGTGTAAGAAACACCATCAGTAAAATCAATAGCACCAACTTCAATCGCAGAGGTTGATATATTTGTTTGCGTTAAACTTATTCCTGTGGAAAGGACCGTTGTGTTATAATTAAAAGTAGCATTACTACTCGTAATAACCTCACCACCACTATCTACAATATTTATACTACCAGCGTTATCATCAAACGTTAATTTATCATATTCTAAAAGAGAATTAATCCCAAATGCAGAAAGCGTCATACTTGGACTTGGAACGCCTGAAGATTTAATAGAAATAGAAGATGACGACCCATCATTTAAATAAATGTTTTTTGTTCGTAAATTTTTTTCAGCGGTGTTATCTACCCAGATGCCGTTCAACCCAGATGGCATTGGATTAGTAATCTGTGGTTCCAACGCTAAATAAGTTGGATCTATTGCTCCTGAAACATATAAATTTCCAAAAACCATTACGTCGCCAGTGTATCCAATTCCAGTATATCCTGGGCCCGTAGGTCCTGTATAATAAGCAGTGTTCCACTGGCTGGGTCCTGTGGGTCCGGTTACTGTGCTTTGAGGTCCTGTTGGACCGGTTACCGTGCTTTGAGGGCCCGTTGGCCCTGTTCTTCCTGTGGGTCCTGTATTTCCTATTATTCCAGGACCATAAGTAATTTCTTTATTTGTTATGTCATAAAATAATGAATTTGCATTTGTTGCATTTCTAATAGGCGCAACATAAAAGGCATTTGCTGTAGCACTATTTAAAAGTGCACCCGTCGCATTTAATATAATTGAGTTTTCTGATTGAAAAGTTGCTCCAGCTAAAGCACCAATAGCAATAGAATTTGTTCCTTGACTGTTATTACCAGCAAAATAGCCTAACGCAACTGCATTTGTTCCCTGGTACGTGTTGCCCGCTTGATTACCAATTGCAATACTACTATATTGTTGTAGTTGTGCGCCAGCCGAATTACCAATTGCAACAGAATTAGTTTGTTGACCAGTTTGACCAGCTTTATTACCAATTGCAACTGCATTTATTCCTTGACGACTTTGGCCAGCTTGATTACCAAGTGCAACTGCATTTGTGCCTTGGTCTTGATTACCGGCTTTAAAACCAATTGCCACAGCATTAGCTCTTTGGGATTGATATCCAGCTTGATTTCCAATTGCAATTGCTTGTGTGCCTTGATTGTTAGTAGCAGTGTTCTCACCAATAGCCACAGCGCTTGTTCCTTGGGCAAATTTTCCAGCTTTAAAACCAATTGCGATTGCTGTTGCACGTTGCGTGTCTTGACCAGTTTGCTCACCAATGGCAATAGCGTTACTTCCTTGTTGATTATTACCAGCAGCATAGCCAATAGAAATTGAACTAGAACCTTGAAATTGTCCGCCAGCTTGGTTGCCAATAGCAACTGCATTTGTTCCTTGACTATCGTAGCCTGCTTGGTAACCAATTGCAGTTGCAAAAGTTCCTTGACTAGTGTAGCCAGATTGGACACCAATTGCAACCGCGCTTAACCCTTGACTATCGTAGCCTGCTTGGTAGCCAATTGCAGTTGCAAAAGTTCCTTGACTAGTGTAGCCAGATTGGTCACCAAGTGCAACCGCGCTTAACCCTTGATTGTAATTGCCAGCCTGGTTACCAATTGCGACTGCTTGTGAGCCTTGAACTTCATAACCAGCAGTAGTGCCAATAGCAATTGCATTTGTACCTTGGTCTATATTGCCAGCTTGATAACCAATTGCAACGGCAAAAGTTCCTTGATTATTATTACCAGCTTCTAACCCAATAGCAACCGCATTTGTTCCTTGACTATTTTGACCAGCTAAAAACCCCAACGCAACGGCATTTGTTCCTTGATTAAATTCTCCCGCATGACAACCAATCGTAATATTTGAATCTCCTACAGTCCACGCCCCAGGTGTTGTTTGGTTATTCCAATACAAGTAATCTCCCCAACAATCTGCTACTGGTGTAGGTCCTACTGGACCAGTTGGTCCCGTTACTGTGCTTTGAGGGCCCGTTGGTCCTGTATTGCCTGTTGGTCCCGTTACTGTGCTTTGAGGTCCTGTTGGTCCTGTTACCGTGCTTTGAGGGCCTGTTGGTCCTGTATTGCCTGTTGGACCTGTATATCCAGTAGGACCTGTTACTGTGCTTTGAGGGCCTGTATAACCGGTTGGTCCAGTTAAACCAATTGATCCAATTGGCCCAGTTGCACCAGTATTAGTTGCAGTTCCCGCTACACCTTGGGGTCCTGTATAACCAGTTGGCCCCATTGGTCCAGTTGCACCAGTATTTGTAGCTGAACCAGATACGCCAGTTGGTCCTTGAATGCCTTGGGGTCCTCGCGCACATTCTACAACTGGTTTATTGCAATTTCTTTGACTATTTATGTAATCCGAATAATTGGAATAATTTGTCGTATTATTATTTGTTGATGGGCAACATTTTTTTGAAAATTGCGACATGTGTATATAGTATTTTTCATTATTAAAATTTTAATAATGAAACAAATTAAATGTTATTAAATTATTTTATTAATTCTAAAGAACTCGGTAATTGGCGTTGCAACTATACAATTCACAATTTGTAATGTATTTTTCTATACCAAACTATTTTGTTACCATACATGGTCCTAAAATTAGCTTGAGGGAAGAGGTGCGAGGCAAAGACGTATGCTCCCAAGTGAGGCCACATCATACTTCACAACGAGAGGCAAATCGTTCTCCAGATAAACTTCAATTTGAGAACATAAATTTGTGCATTTAATAAAGTATCCTAAATTCTTCAGAGAAAACTCACCTTGAATAACCTTGGACGAGTCTTGCTTCAAAATGAATCCCATGCTGCCATCTGATTCGGCGCGATGAATTTCGGCGCTGGCAAATTGGCCAGAGCATTTGAAAATCAATTCGCTGCCAACAGATTTGATCTCCAACTTGTCGGAAATACCAGACAAATCGCGAATAATTTTTTGAAAATCGGCAGATGGTAGATTAATGACGGATGAAAATTTTACATCGGGATATTCCAACTCCTCGGGCTCAGGCTCAATTAATCTCAACTTCTGGGTCTTGCATTGTTTAATTTCACCATTCTCAAACTTTAATGTCAAATGCGACACAATTCCATCCACGTAATCCCCATTTTCAATGTAAATCGTAAGCGTGTCATCGTTGTCAATAGAGTTGATAAGCTTGAACAAGTGAAACATATTCACACCAATAATAATTTTCTCCTTCTTGCACTCATAAAACTCAAAATTTTGAGCGGCTAAATATAAATGCGCTAAAATAGTGTGCGACTTGTCCATATTAATAATCCGAATCCCGTCAGGTTGAAAAGTGATATTTGTTTCTAAAAGAATATCCTTTAAGGCAGTCATTAATGTTCTGAATGGCGCAATTTGAACTGTTTTAATTGTCAAAACATTATTATCTGTGCTTGAACCCTTTGATGCTAAATTTGACATTATAAATGAATTTTGTCAAAAATCTTTAAATACTTATGAGTTGAAATATTAAATTTGAACGCACCTATATTTTTCATTAATTTATTTGATTCAATTGGTTTATTAATTATATTATTTTATCACAAACTATATAATTAATTATTTGGAGCGAGCCGGAGCGATAGCGAAGGATTCCGACTGGAATCCTCTACGAAGTGAGAACGTTAGTGAAGGATTCGGTAAATTTAATGGCGTAACGACATACCATGACGACGAGTGTTTCCGGACTTGCGGCAAAAACGTCTCTTGGATCCAGACGCATACTTGCATCCAGACTTAGACTTGCAGGTTCTTCGCTTAAGACGTCTGCATTGGGAAGAAGCAACGCGTTTGCGGTAGGTTTTCAAGGCACTAGTTCTTGGCATTATAATATAATAAAAGAAATTTAATTTTTTTATTTTATTGAAATTGCGCTAAACCTGCTAAAATAAAATTATTATTAGTAATTAAACATATAAACAGATTTTTGCTAAATAATTTATTAATATGTCTGATACAAAAATATATTTTGATAATATTCAATCATTATTTGAAAAATATGAAAAAAAACCTTATATGCTTCAACGGCTGTGTTATCATATAACTGATATTCTTCCATCTACACTTGACAATGAAGATAAAAACCATGAAAAAAGGATTGAGCGCACTGCATTTTTAACAAAAGAACAGCAAATATTTATTCAAGTATTTTTGAGCAAAAACCAGTATTTTTATTTGCCAAACAACAACTGTTTTTATCAGTATGATGGAAAAACATACAAGAGTGTCACAGAAGATGATATTCAGTATAAACTTCTCTCTACTATTTCTAAAGATAGAACGCTCATGGAATGGAAACATAAGACCAAGATTAATATTATCAAACAAATCAAAGAGCGAAATCTGTTTAAATCAATTCCTGAAACCGATACAATTCAAAAAATAATTAACCTATTGTGTCCTGCTTTGTTTTCCACAAAGGATCAGGTAAAATATTTTTTAACAATTATTGGCGACAATATTCTCAAAAAACAAAACGATTTGGTATTTTTAATCAAACCAAAAACAAAGAAGATTTTGCACGAAATAGATTATATTGCATATTTAATTACAGGGCATGCAAATGTAACGCACAATTTTTTTACAAAGTATAATGAAACTTATAATTTTCAAAATTGCAGATTGATTAATATAAACGACACAATATCCATTGATAGTCTGAAAGAAATTTTGAATAAAAATGGACTGGATTTTTTATGTGTTGCAACTCATTATTCCGACCGCTATAATAATTCAGATCAATACCTTAGCTCTTTCGAAGAATTATCCAACTATACTTTATATTTGAAAAATAACAATCAAATGGACATTTTTAATAAATTTTGCGCTTATTCTATTGAGTCTGTTGTTTCTATTATTGCAGATGCAGATGCAGATGCAGATGCAGATGCAGACGCTGGAATAGACGCAGAAACAAACATAGTAATCCCAAATAATAAATTCACAATTCAATGGAAAAATATGCACTTTATATGGAAATTATTTATATCAAAACATTCACTACCCAGTATGATTTATATTAATACATTTAAAAAACTACTTAAAGAAAAATACGCGTATGATGAAGCGTCTGACTCGTTTTTAAATGTGACAAGCAAATATTTACCTTTTGTTAGCAATTTTATTCAGTTCTGGGATAATACTATTTCCATTTCTACAAACACTGACTTTGATCATGAAATTGAAATTGATGAACTTTGTGGATTGTTTAAAAAATGGACGCATGATAATTCGGAATCATGCTATTCATCTGGCAACACAAATGAACATGATATTTTGAAAATATTGAACCATTATTTTCCCAATATTGACATAATTGAAAATAAATATATTTTAAATGTGCAGTGCAACTTGTGGAACAAGATTGGAGATATTAATAGTTCTTTAGATACCCTTAAAAATTTTTATAAGGAAAGCATATTGTTAAATGAAAATGCTTCCAGTCTAATTCCATTTGATGAGATTTATGCTTACTATATTAAACATAAACAGACCAAATTTACCATCAGCAAACGATATTTTGAAAAATATTTATATGTTGCGCTTGCAGATTATATTGAGTTTGACAATTTTGTCTCTATTTCTTGGATTTCTAGTTGATAAATATTATGTATTTGGAGCGAACCAGAGCGTTAGCGGAGGCGAGCGACTAGAATCCGTAACGTTAGTGGAGGATTCATAATTATTAGATAATATTTATTAATTTACTTGCTGACCATAGGTTTTGCATGAACCATGGGCTTCACACCACCAATAGCAGAAGCAGAAGCAGCAGGGGCAGGGGCAGAAGCAGCAGGGGCAGAAGCAGGGGCAGGGGCACCAACTTGCCCGCCTCTGCGTCTGCGTCTGGAGCCACCAACGGCACCATATTGAGATGTGGGGACATTGGCGCCCAAGTCCATAGGAGCTAATGCACCCATTTTTCCGCCACGCATCTTCTTGGATTGTCCAATCTTGACAAATCCGAATTTGCCCTTCTTGGTTCCATAACCCGCCTTAACTAAACGTCTTTCCTTTTTGGCAGTTGTGTGCTTCTTTTTTGAAACAATACGACCATTCTTGTTCATTAAAATTTCAGGCTTCTTAAGACCACCACTGGTCTTGTAAGCAGTTCCGTGATAGACCTGGGCCCTAGAACCTTCTAACATTTCGTATTTTTTTCCATGAATATGGTAATGTCCATGTGAGTCTTTCGTGTAACGAGTCATTATAAAATAATAAGAGAAAATAATAAAAACCGTCTAAATAATTTAAATTTCAACGCGCTATATCTAAAACTTATTTTTTATCGGTGGTTCACATCCTCCAGCTACTCTACCAAATAAAGTTACCCCGCTTGAATTATATGGAGCATTACCATATACAACTCTTCCACCCCGTGAATATTTTATTGCATTTACAGCTCTATCGGTTTGTGATGAAAGAGGAATTACATCTGGATTACTATTTTTTATTATTTTATTATTATTTGGCGATGGGCAAACACATGCTTTTTCAATAAAATTGTTATTGTCATAATTGATTATCTGTTTAATATTTCCTGCTCTACGTCCTGGAATAATATATCTAGAAACATGTGTATATGTTGCCGCAAATTTGTTGTAGTCGGTCATTATAGTATAGTATAATAAAGTATATTTTATATTTTATATTTTATATTTTATATTTTTTAAATATCATTCTATTTATATATATATATAATGACAAATAAGAGTAAAACTCGCAGGATAAAATTGCACGGGAAACACAAAACTCAACGAAATCATAAACAAAAAGTTGTAAAATCATGCGAAGTTCAAATTGGTCTTAAACCTTTTGCAAAAAATTTTGAGGTAAAACTGATTAAAAAGTTACATCAATCTAATGAAGAAATTAAGCGTAATTTCGTTAAAGGTTTAATGGCAAGATATTCACCACGTAACATTAAGCCAAATAATGATTTTTATGATCATATAAATTATACTTGGTTGAAGAATGTGTCCCTAGAGAAATCACAAAGATATATTACTCAAATAGATGATTTTAGACTTGCACAAGATAAAGTCTATGGGCAATTAAATGAAATTATGTTGGACTACATTAAACATAATGATAATAAATTATCCAAAGAATTAAAAAGTTTTTACAACTCTGTCATTAGGATGAATAACAAAGAACATAGCAAAAAACTTAGTAAAGAAATTTTTCATAAAATAGAAGACTTGCGAAAAGATAAGAATAATATATGGAAATTGCTTGCACTCGCAAATAAATCTGAAATTACAAACTCTTATGCGCCATTTGTGTGGTCATTAAGCCCTGATGATAAACAGTCCACAATTAATCGTTGTTATATAAATCCACGTTCTTTTTATTTATTGGATACTACCGTTTACTTTGATGATGGAAAAGAAGTTAAATACAAGAAAGATATGAGAAATAAATTTAAACAAGTGTGTAAAAAAATATTTGATATTATGCTTGGCCCAAATCATGGTTTAAACCCAGAAGATGTTTTTGAAGTTGAACAACAGCTAATTAATACATTTATTTGCAATGAAGTTACAAATAGCACAAGCACTTATAATAAAATTAGCGCAAGTGAATCTATCACTAAATATGGTTTTAATTGGAAAGAATTCGCGAAAGAATTGGGGTTTTCTTATACACCATCTTTTTACATTACATCAAATCTAAGTTATTTAAAATGTGGCACAGAATTAATGTTAAAAAATTGGAATTCCGATAAATGGATGTCATATTGGATGTTTTTATTTTTAAAACCTATATGCAGAATGACAACAGACTGGGAAAAAATAGTTTATGATTTTTTTGGGAAATATGAAAGAGGGCAAGAAGCTATAAATACCAGTAATGCTGTTAGCTCAACATTATACTTGTCTATTCCGTTTAATAAATTTTTGACAGACCAATATGTTGCAAAATATGAAAATGCAGCAAGCCTTAAATATGTTGAGGTTTTATGCAATGATTTAAAGGAGACATTTCTTAGAATGATGAGACGCAATACGTGGTTGTCACCTTCTACTAAAAAATATGCACTCCTTAAATTAAAACATTTGCATTTTGATATTGCAACACCTAAATTTTTGAGAGAAGATCCTCTTCTAAATTATGGCGAAAGTCTTATTGAAAATCTGAATAAAATATATGCATGGCGTCATGAGCAATCGTTACAGTTAGAAGGAAAAGAAGCTATCGACATTCCTATAATGGACTGGACTCAATATCCAGTTAAAATGACTGGCAGACAAGCATACATTGTCAATGCTTCTTATACCCCATCCAAAAATGGCATCTATATTAATTTGGGTTATATTCAAAAACCATTTATTGATTTAGATGAACGTGGAATTGAGTATAATTTAGCGCATCTTGGTTTTACAATTGGCCACGAAATGAGTCACGGTTTTGATGACTGGGGTAGCCAATACGACTATCATGGCAATCTGAACGATTGGTGGTCTCCTTTAGATAAAAAGAAATTTAAGGCAATTCAAACCGATGTGATTAACCAATATGAAGTATTTGCTGCTAGAGATGGCATTAAATTTGATGCATCTATTGGAATTGGTGAAGATTTAGCTGATATATCCGGTCTAGCTATTTGCGATAAGTATTTGAGAGATTATCAATGGCATAACAATGATATAGTTCCTATCCAAAATATATCTTTTGAGGCATTTTATACTTATTATGCATATCAACAAAAACAGCAGGTAGCTAAAAGGGCTTTAGCCGCACAATTAAAAACTAACCCGCATCCTTTGGATAAATATAGGTGTAATATTCCATTATCTAGGTCTTTAGTTTTTAGAGCGATATATGACGTTAATAAAGACGATGGTATGTGGTGGCATAATACTGACACCGTTTGGTAAATTTGTGAAATATTTGTGATATATTAATTATTAATTAATGCAGGGGGGACCCTTTAAATTATTTTTATTAAAAAAATTGAAACAGATATAAACATTAAAATATAGAGTATCATATACAAATGGACTCACACGATGAAACCCTCGCAAATAAATATCAGCAGAAGACTGATAAACAGCATATTCTAGACAATCCTGATACATATATCGGATCTGTGGAAAATGTTGATTCTTTTGTCTGGCTATTAAATGATTCTGGTGAGAAAATTGTTGAAAGAAATATTAATTATATACCAGCACTATTCAAGCTTTTTGATGAAGGTATTGTCAATTGTAGAGACCATGTTGTTCGCATGCAACAAGCTGTTAAAAATAGCATCCCGAATTCGCACCCAGTCTCTTATATTGACATTGCCGTTCAAGATGACGGGACAATTATAATGATTAATGATGGCAATGGCATTGATATTGCAATGCATCCCGAATATAATATTTGGATTCCAGAGCTCATATTCGGTCATTTGCGCACTTCTACAAATTATGACAAGACTGAAAAGAAGATAGTTGGCGGAAAGAACGGCTTTGGATTCAAACTCGTTTTAATCTGGTCGTCATCTGGTTCAGTTGAAACCGTTGATCATATTCGCGGTCTAAAATATAAGCAAGAGTTCAGTAATAATTTGGATGTTATTGGTAAGCCAGAAATTACCAAGTGCAAATCTAAGCCATATACCAAGATCACGTTTAAACCAGATTATCAGCGCCTTGGTATTTCTGGGTTGTCGCCCGACGTGATTGCGCTTTTGAAGAAGCGCGTTTATGATGTGGCTGCAATTACCGATAAATCCATCAAAGTAAAGTATAACTCACAGATTATTCCTGTAAAGAATTTCCAGCAATATATTGACATGTATATTGGTCCCAAGGATGGAACCCCTCGCGTTTATGAAGATGCCGGAGAACGCTGGGAATATGCCGTCGCGATTTCACCTACACACGAGTTCATTCAAATCAGTTTTGTAAATGGTATTCACACGGCAAAGGGTGGCAAGCATGTTGAATATATTTTGGGACAAATTACCAGAAAACTTGTAGCGTTTATTGAAAAAAAAAAGAAGATCTCTGTCAATGCAAACAACATCAAGGAGCAGCTCGTATTATTCTTGCGATGTGACATTGAAAATCCG